TGAAATCAACAAAATAACTCATACAGGTGATGGGGTTACAACGGCATTTGGAATGGCAATACCATACAACGCAGGTAAAGAAGCAGAGGTTATGATTTTCGTTGGTAACGTTCATCAAAACCCTGGTGTGGCTTACACTTTTGATGGATCTAATATAGTTACCTTTACCTCCGCGCCAAATATAGGCTTGACTATAGTTATACTGCATGGATTCAATAGCACTGCAACCTATTAACGTGAGAATATGACAACATGACGATTGGAAAAATATCAGGCCCATCTCTAAAATCAGATCTTGATCGTCAAGGTGTTGATCTAGATTTCACTACAGACAGTAAGACTCTATTGTCGTTGAACTTTTCACAGTTCCGTGCTGCGATTAACACGAGCGCGTTCGCGACTACTGAGACATTTACGGTTGCGGGTTCGTCAAAACTAGCTAATGTCAAGATATCTGACACAACCATATCGTCTGATACGTCTCTTACCCTAAACGCTAACAACGGACTAGGCGACATCAATGTTGGCCCTATTACTCATGTCAAGATTTCTGGCGGCGCCCCTAACCATGTCATGGTCACAGATGGCTCAGGTAATCTAGCCTGGCAAGATATAGGATCATTGAGTCAGTTAGTTGATTTGACGGGTATGCAAATAGGGTTAGGAACCCCATCAGACACCTCATTAGTAGTTGATGCAGCATACAAACAGTGGAGTTCAGGAACTAAAGTAACTGATGCAGTAGATATTTTAAACAGAGTGCTGCTTAACGTCTATAACGGAACTTTTGTTTCATCAGTTGATTTCACAGCAAATGCAACTACTGGACCTAATCCGTTAGCAGTTACTTTTACTCCAACGGTAGTAGGTAACCCAAATAGATACGAATGGAACTTTGGAGATGGCAACACTCTTGTTTCCGCTGGTGGCTCAGTGTCTCATACATACAATAACACATCAGGCGGAAGTTTTGACATATATGTTAAAGCATTAAACACCAATGGTCCAAATGCTGGGAACTCGCCAGGATGCTACGCTGAGGTAACTAAACTTGGGTATATTCAGCTATTTACCAATGCTCCTATTCCAAGTTTTACTCTTAACAAGACTACGCTGAACGAAGGCGATACAGTTACCTTAACAAATACGAGTCAGTATGCTGATTCATACCTTATTTACTGGGGCGATGGGCAAGTAACAACTGTGGCATCAAACACTGCGGTAGGCGGGCCAGCAGGAACCCCAGCCATACACCAATATTTTAACACTCTAACTGATAGTAAGTATGACGTAAAGATCAAAGCTACCAGCTCAACGGCAGCGCCGGGTGGCATATCTGTTGATTCAGCAGTTACTCAAGTAAGCGTGTTTAACGCTCATACACCAACCTTTACCGCTACACCAACGTCTGGAAATAACCAGCATAACCTGCCGCCAAACGGTTTGACTGTAACTTTTACAAATACAACAGTTCACGGCCCAGCGAACACATCACTTTTTTCCGGTAACCATTATATTTGGGACTTCGGTGATGGAACTACACAAACAGTAAACATTGGTGTGTCAGCACCTGGTGATGTGGCAGTGCCGTTAGTTCATACTTATACGCTATCTAATCCGACGATTGGGCAAGTATTCAACGTTACCTTAAAGGCAGTAAATGGTAATACAGCAAGTCCATTCATCTCTCCCTCTACTCCAATCACAGTAAACGTAGCGCCCACTGCAGCATTTACGGGCACAGCGTTGGCCGTGAGCGATAGGATTGGGGATACTGCGCAAACAGGTTACCTATTTACAGACTTGAATGGCGTTCAGCGTAACGTGTTTCACTTTACCAACCAGTCAATCAACACTACTGCCTACTTATGGGACTTTGGCAATGGAGTTACTGACACCCTTCAAAATCCAGCTGATATCGGGTATGCGGCGCAAGGAACGTATTCAGTATCACTTCAAGCAACTGGTCCAACCAGTCTAACGTTAACTGATGATACGGTATCTAAATCAGCTTACGTCGACGTTAAACTGCCACCAGCACCACCAGACGGGCTAGGCTCAAAGATTCTGTCGCTAGCGTCAGAGGGTGTGTCCCCACTCTTGGCAGCAAACGCAACAGTAAATACGATTTCAACGCCGCCGCTGCCGTCAAGTTCGGTGATTCGCGTCACAACTGGCCCAGTCGCAACTTCACTACTGCTCGATGTATACAACGCAGACGCAGGGTCGCTATCTGCGTATGTAAACGGGGTAGTCGACGGAACAGTAACGCTCACTGGCGGCAACGACGTAGGCACTTACGGAGCATTGGTAGTGACAGCAGACGTTGATGCTCACACTGTCAATCAAGCGATCTACCCAAGCAACTTTTACAAGGTGTTCAGCGGCCAAATAGCACGCTCAAGCGTGTCGTTACCAGTTGGGGTCAACTCATTCGACATCACCCATTCTACTACAGGCAGCACACCAGAGCTGCAGTTTGTCAAAGATAGCGTAACCCAAGTGCCTCAACTCAACATGGCTAACATGACCGCGTCAGTAGCGGCGTTAGGCAGTGCAGAGTGGATTTCAGGCATCCCATACTTTGCAACAGGTGGGCAAATCAGCGTAGCAGGTGTCAGTGTCACCAACTGGATTGGTCAAACCTATCGCAGCACAGCAACGCCACTCACTGTCCAGTTGTCAGCACTGGGCAGCACAGCCGCCACCTTCTCATACGCTGGCATTGAAGGCAGCGTGCCTTACCTGGTCAGCGGCGTGCCAAACGCAGAGACTGGATCGTCATCCGCCTACACCCTGGGCAACCTGATCATCCCAGTAACCGGAACCGCTCAAGTCCCGGTAACCGCAACAGCGACCCTACTGAACGTAAACGGAGTCGGAACCACTACCCTGCCCATCACCCTGAACGTGACCGCAGGTTCCACGCCGTCAGGATGGATGAGCGAATGGTCCATTCCTGTTCGCTCTACCTTGGGCAGTGGCTACACAGACAACGGAACAAGGGTCTACATTGCAGGCACTGGTCCAACACCGGCCTTCAACCCAGCACTGGGCTACTACACAAACTCGCCATTCACTGGCAGTATCGCAGTCAGCACGAGCGACGAGGCGATCCTGCGCCATGGAACGGTAACGAACGACACTACTGACTACAGCACCTACCTCCCACCTGGCCCAAACCTGAGCGGACGCACGGGCTCACAGTTCTTCAGATTTGCGTTCCATCGCACAGTGATGGCGAATTTCACTGTCAAGTATTCAGGCAAGATCACTTCCCTTACCATCGCAGCACCAGGAACACAGATAGACAGCACGAGCACAAACAACGGGTGGCTAACCGCCTCCACGCCCTACGCTGGGGTAGGGGTGCCTGGAGGAAACACAACCGCAGGTGGTAACGGCAGTGATGGATGCGCAAAAACAGCAGGCGATGTCTTACCAGCAGGAATCTTGGTAACGAATCACTCATCTGTCTTGACTTTAGGCAGCGAAAATGCTAGTAACGCATTCGCCAACGAGATTTTAGTCTGTGTTGAGCTAGCCCCTGGCGACAGCCTAACCAGCATCAGCATAGAATAGGAACAGTATGACAATCAGCGTAAATCAGCAAGTTGACTTTTTATGGAAAAAGATTGGATACGGAGTATCTAAGACTGATCTGCCTGCTAGTAAAGACGCTACGAACGAAAGCATCTCAAGTCTACCATTCTTACCTGGCAGTGAGATTTGGGTCAACTCCCACCTCATCCCGCCAGTTATCCCAGCAACTGATACCACAACGGTTGCAGTATACTCGGACAGTGCGTCTCGCCCAACCGTCGCCTGCGTTAAAGATATTACTGCAGCAGATGACAGAACTTGGCTTACTAACTTGCGCGACTGGATTCCATTCCAGTTTGGAGCAACTTATTTAGTTAAAGTCTACCTAGCCAACATTGGGGAAACTAATCCGCAACTGTATGGAACTCAACTGTTCCCTGCGGGTGCGAATAACAACGATGAGTGGTTGTTTGACTACTCGTCTGGGGCATTACACTTCATTGGTGACAACCTTCCAGCCGTTGACTTTACTGGAAAGCAGATTTTCATTGCTGGAGCAAGGTATGTTGGCCTTAAAGGGCTGCAGAGCATTGCAACTGGTGTATTTGACACTATTACAGTTAGCAACATACTAGGGACTACCAGTTCTATTAACTTTGGTGGGGCAATACTAGCTAATGTAGGGTATCCAGTAAACTTGACAGACGCAGCATCTGTTCAATATGTCAACAATGCAGTAACAACACTGACAGGTAACACGATTTCAGATACGAATAGCTCTGTAAGCGTAAGTTCAACCCCTATTAAGAAAGTAGCGATTACAGTAAATGGAACTCCTACGCTGACAGCGTTTGAAACTAATGTTGTGGTGTCAGGAGTAACGATAACTGGTAACCAACTGTCTACCGCCTCTAATATTTTGTCAGTCAACTCTACAGCAGCATTCCAAGTGCCAACCGGGACAACAGTAGAGCGACCAGGAACCCCAGCCATTGGTTATGTGAGATTTAACACAACTTCAATGACGCTAGAGTATTACAACGGCACGGACTGGATTAGTTCTCAAGCACAAATAGAGAGTCAAACTCTTGTTGG